TTTTATAAAAGGCATGGACATGCTTTCTTTTGATCAAGAAGATATAAAAGAAAGTCGAGCAGGTAATGTAATAGAACATGAGTGTGCTGTAAGCACAGTATATGAGAGACCTTGGGAAAGAGTCTTATTTGAAGAAGTAAGAGATGCTAATCCATTCTTTCATTTTATGGAGGGTTTGTGGATGTTAGCTGGTCGTAATGATTTAACTTTTGTTAAACAGTATAACAATCGTATGGGGGACTATAGTGATGATGGTGAAACACTACACGGTGCTTATGGTTGGAGATGGATAGATTATTTTCGTGATGGTTCTAGTGTAGCTTTAGGAACTATAAACCAGTTAGATATTATTATTGAAAGATTAAAGGATGATCCTACCGATAGAAGATGCGTATTACAGATGTGGGATCCTGTAAATGACTTAGACCGTAAAGGCGTAGATGTACCTTGTAACACTACTATTTACTTCAAGATACGTAATAACAGATTATTAATGACAGTTTGCTGTAGGTCTAATGACGCTATATGGGGCACATTTGGGGCTAACATAGTACATATGTCTATGCTACAAGAATATGTTGCTAGTGCTATAGATGTAGAAATAGGTGAGTACACTCAAGTTAGTGATAGTTTCCACGCGTACACTAAAGTATTTGATGAAATGCACTCTAGGCTAGAGGAGTCTGATGCTTTTGACTATTACTCAATGAAGCATTTTGAGAATCCATATTCAAATAAATCTATTAATTACTACCCTATGTTTAATAGCGATAACATAGAAGATTGGAATAAAGAGTTAGTAAAATTTTTAGATCGTAAACCTTTTGAAGACATAGAGTTTGATGATGTATTTTTTAGTAGTGTAGCTGTACCTTTACAAGATGCATGGTTTTTACACAAGCAAGGTGAAACTGACGATGCTATGTCTGAGGTTCAAAATTGCATAGCAACAGATTGGGCAACTGCTGGTTTTGACTGGTTATTAAGGAGAGTTAAATGAGTGATAAAATATATCAATGGTCGTACAGTAGATTAGGTACTTTTGAAAAGTGTCCTAAGAAAGCTCATTTTGCTTACATCAAACGTATTAAAGAGCCTGGAAATAAAGCTATGGATAGAGGTAAAGATATCCATACTATGTGTGAAGATTACATAAGAGGTAGATATGATGAAATACCTAAACCTCTAGCAGACTTTGAAGAAGCTTTTGATGTATTAAAAGAACTTCACCTTAAAAGTTATGTTACCTGTGAAGGAGACTGGGCTTTTGATAAAGACTGGAAACCTGCGCCATGGTTTGGTGATACTACATGGGGCAGAGCTAAAGTAGATGCATTTGTACACATAGATGGAACAGATACTGCTAGGGTTATAGATTTTAAAACAGGTAGGTATGATGGTAATCAAGAAACACATAGAGAACAATGTGAGTTATATGGTGCGGTTGTACTAGAACGTATGCCTGAAATTAAAACCATAACTACTGAGCTGTGGTATTTAGACCATGGTAAAATAGACAGGTATGAGTATAGTGCTGACAATATAGTTCATAAACAAAAGAAGTTAAATGACCGAGCCGTAGCTATGACTACTGCTACTGAGTTCCCAGCTAAACCTAGTACTTTTGGTTGTAAGTGGTGCTACTTCGGTAAGGAAAAAATGTGTAGTGAAAGATATGAATGATTTATTCAATATGATACGTGGTGGTGCTATTAAGCGTTACCACACACTAGAGATTATAGGAGAGCAATCAGTAGCTTCTCATTCTTGGGGCGTAGCTATGATACTACAACACTTAGAACCTAACGTAAGTAAAGAAGCTATATTAAGAGCCTTAACTCACGACGTAGCAGAATTGTTTACTGGTGATATTCCTGCTCCTGTTAAGTGGGCTAACCCTGATTTAGTAAAAGTGTTAAAAAGGATAGAAGATAAATATGAAAGTGATATTGGTGTTGCTTATAAGTTAAGCCCCGAAGAAACTAAATTAGGTAAACAAGCCGATATGTTTGAATTACTTGTATTCTGTGTACGTCAAAGGCGTTTAGGTAACACTAATATGAATGAAGTATTCAGCAATGGGGTGGAATATTTAGCTTCAAACGATTTAAATGATAGAGGTAAACGATTATTAGGTTATCTCACTAAGATATACGGAGGTATATAAATGGAAGGAAGTGATTTTGATAAGATACATAGTTTAGGTGTTGGTGATGCGGTAGCGTTACGTAAAGCACAGGAAAGCTATGGCGATAGTTGGCGTATACGAGGTGGCGTAGGTGCTTTTATGATGTTAGCACGTAAATGGGATAGGATAGAAAATCAAGTAAAAGATAACGATTACGACGTATTTAAAACTATTGAGTTAGATCCTACTTCTCACGGTATATTAGATGATATACGTGATTTACGTAGATATTTACTACTAGTAGAAGCTCACTGTGCTCCAGTAGATGAGGATGATGATGACACCTATATCTAAAGGTATTACTTTTGGTGCTTTTGATTTATTTCATGCTGGTCATGTGAGTATGTTATCAGAAGCTAAACAGAACTGTGATTATTTAATAGTTGCTATCCAGAGCGACCCTAGTCTTGAAAGAGAGGGAAAAAATAAACCAGTTCAAAGTTTACTAGAAAGACAAATACAGGTTAATGCTTGTAGGTATGTTGATGAAACTATAGTTTATGAAACTGAAGAAGACTTGCGTAATATACTCAGGACTATACCTTGGGATATAAGAATTATAGGTGAGGAATACATGAATAAACATTTCACAGGTAAGAAAGAGTTTGATCATAAAGAAGTTTACTATAACTACAGACAACACAGTTTTTCTAGTAGTGAATTAAGGAAAAGGGTATGGCAAGACAAGTGAGTTTATTCACACCAACTGCAGATTGGACTCCGCCTAATAGTCTACCTGATTTAAGTAAGTACGATGAAGTAGCAATAGATTTAGAAACATATGATCCACTTCTAATGTCTCATGGTCCATCTTGGGCTTTTACTGATACTGGTTATATCACAGGTATAGCTATAGCCACTAAAGATTTTAATATGTATTTCCCTATACAACATGAGGGTGGTGGTAATCTTGATAAAAACTTAGTTATTAAATGGATGACTAAACAAATGACATATGAGAATGATAAAGTGTTTCATAATTCTCTTTATGATATGGGTTGGCTTAAACGTTATGGTATAAAAGTACACGGTAAAATACAAGACACCATGTTTGCTGCACCCTTGATAGATGAAAATCAATACAGCTACTCACTCAATAATCTAGGTGAAAAATATTGTGGAGAAACTAAAGATGAAACTTTACTTATAGAAGCAGCACAAGCTTATGGGCTAAACCCTAAGAGTGAAATGTATAGACTACCAGCTAAGTATGTTGGTCCATATGGAGAAAAAGATGCAGGACTAACACTACAGTTATGGCAGGTGTTTAAAGAATTAATAAAACTGGAGAACGTGGGTAAGATATACGACCTTGAAACTTCACTTATACCAATACTCTTAGACATGAGATACAAAGGCGTACCAGTAGATCTAGACGTGGCAGAAAAAGTTAGTAAGAAACTAAAGAAAGAAGAAGACACGATACTTACTTCTATACATAAAGAGTTTGGAGTTAGACCAGATTTATGGGCAGCACAATCAGTAGCAACAGTATTCGATAGAGCAGGATTAAGTTACCCACGTACACCTAAAACTAATGCTCCTTCTTTTTCTGGTGATTGGTTAGAAGCCCACGATCATAAGTTAGCTAACAACATAGTAAGAGCACGTAAGCTAAATAAAGCTAGAACTACTTTCATAGATAAAATGATATTAGAGCATAATGTTAAAGGTAGGATACACGGAGAGCTTCATCCTTTACGTAGTGATCGTGGAGGTACAGTTACAGGTAGATTCAGTAGTAGTAACCCTAACCTTCAACAAGTACCAGCACGTAATGAAGACATAGGTCCACTCATACGTAGCATTTTTGTACCTGAAAAAGATCATTACTGGGGCTGTTTTGATTACTCTCAACAAGAACCTAGATTAACAGTACACTATGCTTCGGCTACAGAACAAGAAGGTGCTGAAGAAGCAGTAGATGCTTATCGTAATAGAAATGCAGATTTTCATCAGGTAGTAGCAGACATGGCTAATATAAGTCGTAAAGAAGCTAAGATAATTAACTTAGGTTTAAGTTATGGCATGGGCAAAGAAAAGCTAGTTAAACAACTTGACTTATCAATGCAAGAAGCAGAAATACTATTTGACACATATCATAAAAGAGTACCTTTTATCAAAGGGTTACGTGATCAGTGTGCTAGGCTTGGTGCTAACCGTGGATACATAACCACAATAGCTGGGCGTAAGTGTAGATTTAATTTATATGAGCCTATGAATGATCGAAAGACACCCTACCCATATGAAAAAGCTGTTACTGAATATGGTAGTCAAGTTAAAAGAGCATACACCTATAAAGCTATGAATAGACTTATTCAAGGCTCAGCAGCAGATATGACTAAACAAGCTATGGTTGAACTATATAAAGAGGGCATACTCGCCCATACTCAAGTACATGATGAATTAGATATTTCGGTTACTGACCCTGACCAGTGTGAACTTATTATGCAGGTTATGTCAGATTGCACACCTTTATGTGTTCCCAATAAAGTTGATGCTGAGGTAGGTAAAAGTTGGGGAGAAGCTACAATACATTATAAGGAGTTTTTTAATGAGTAGACGTACAGATAAGAATAAGATGTATTTTGACATATTTATGCATACTATGAACAGTGAGATGACACTTGAAGAAATAGGCATCAAATATGGTATAAGTAAACAACGTGTTTGGCAGATTGTAAGGTTTAACTATCTAGGTAAGGGTGACTACTACAAAGGATACAAGATGTATATGGATAGAAAAGCATTGATTGATAACGCACCAGATCTCACAACACCAGAAAGAACAACGATGTTAAGAAACTGGTTAAACAATCACAACGTTAGGCTTATTAAAGGTAAGTATGAGTCTTCAACTGTTGGTTAATGATCTTTTTGAATATCCTTTTAATCATTAGTGACTTAAACTATATTAAAGGTAGTTAGCTAATACAGGCTAACAAAACAACCTTTAAGGAGGTATATTATGGCAGCAGCCGTTGAAACTATGGCTTATGCAGGGGAAGTTCCCTGGCATGGGCTAGGCGTTAAAGTTGATAATAACTTAACACCTGAAGAAATGTTACTTGAAGCTGGACTTGATTGGACAGTAAGTAAGCGTGAGATATTCACATACGATGACGCTGACCCTGATAAGTCTAAAGACTTAATCATGGCACCTAATCACTCACTATTAGTACGCGATAGTGATAATACAGTCTTTGGACCTTGTGGACCAAAGTTTATACCAACCCAAAACCGTGACGCATTTACATTTTTCAAAAAGTTTACCGACGCTGGTAAAATGACTATGGAAACTGCAGGGTCACTAAAAAACGGTCGTCAAATATGGGGTTTAGCTAAAGTTGATGAAAGCTTTACGCTACCAGGAGACGATAGAGTTTTAGGTAATTTACTTGTGTCAGTCAGTCACGAGTGGGGTAAGTCTAATGAAATTAGGTTTACACCTATTAGGGTAGTTTGTAATAATACTCTTAGTATGGCTTTAGCTGATAAGACTCAGCCACATTTTAAAATGGCACATACTAAAGCGTTTGATACAGACCTTATAGTAACTGCAGAGCAGGCACTAGGTTTAGCAAGTAACCGTATGAAAGAGTATAAAGAAGCTGCAGAGTTTTTATGTAGTAGAAAATACACTAAAGACACGGTTGTTTCTTATATTGCTGACCTTATGCAACCTAAACTAGCTATGCAACAAAAACTACTAGAGCAAAGTAAAACTGAAAAAACATATTTAGCCCGTGCTACTATGCTTGATGAGTTTCAACGTGCACCTAGTAAGGTTTATGAGGCGTTAGAACTACAGCCAGGAGCTAATTTAAAAAGTAGTGCTGGTACGTGGTGGGGTGCTATGAATGCTGTTACCTTTGTGGTTGACCATAAATGGGGACATGACCGTGACGCAGCAATGCATAATGCTTGGTTTGGAGCTAGAGCTAGTCTTAAAACTAGAGCTATGACCACAGCTATTGATTACGCTAAGAGTGCATAATGCACCCAGCGTATGACATAAACTTTGTTTACTTTCTACCTGACTCTCCTAGTCGGGTAGTGAAGTTTAATATGACTGAGATGCATAAAGTCAAAGGTGGTGGTGTTCACATAGGTGATCCTATGAAGATGTCACCATCCCTAGGCGTTGTACAAGCTGAACGTTGGTATAAAGAATACACAGGTAAAGCTAAGAAGTTTGATACTGCTAAGTGTGGACAGTTTGCCTTATACAAAGTATTGATGAAGAAAGCTAAACCTATAACCGAGAATGATATGAAAAATTTATATAAAACAAAAAGTATTGATATTGCTAAACCTAATACATACTGTAAAGTAGTGAGTGCTAGAGATCCTTATGACACTAGTCAGTTACTCAGTAGAACTGATAAAACACCTATGAGTAAAAAGAATATAGAAAGATTAAAGCAGTATGTGTTTAAAGGTAAAACACCCACAATACAGAATGTTTTAGATAAGGGTGTACTTACTTTAAATGATATTAAATACGATATAAAGCTGGGCTATGTCAAGAAACATTAAAGAAAAGTTTATCTCTATAGCGGAAGTGGTTTACTACGATCCTAAATTAAAAATACAAGAACCTATGAGACTAAACGTACAGGTCAACTTAGCAGAAACATCTGTAATTCATAATTTTTACCTACCTGAATGGTTAGATACACACAAAGATCAAATCAGTAATTCTATACTAAAAGCTTCAAAAAACATTACTGGTGAAAGTAAGTTTCGATTCCTTAAAGTAAATAAAGTACCCTTTTATTCTTAACCNTATTAAGCTTANTGTGAGCCGTTTTAAGGCGTTGATTATATAGCTTAATACTAACGCCTTACCTAGTAAATCAAACCGTCTCGACCTATAAAGTATTTTTAGAAGATGCTTTACTTATATACTAAACATTAATATGATATAAGGTATATATTAATAGGAGTTAAGTATGGCAAAAGACACGTGGGTAATGAGTTACGGCACTAGATCACTTGATAACAGGGAAGAAATTATCTGTTACGAAGAAAGTGAAATAGAGTCGTGTTGTAACCTCATAGATCAAAGATATAACCCAGAAACTATCTATGTATTTAATCGAACAGAAAATAAACAACAGGATGGTTACTTCTGGAAAGGTGGAGGCATACTTGTTAATGGAAAATAATACTCAAATACCGATACCAGACAGAGCAGAAACTTCTAACCAGAAATACCATTTTTACAGACTCAACACAGGCGATCACATGGACATTGAATACACTGATCCTAAAGTGGCTGCAAAAATACGTGTTGCGGCAAGTAACTACGGTATAAGAAATGATAAAACCATGGTGACTAGAACCTACACAGATCAAGTACCTAAGTTACTTCGTATATGGAGAAAAACTTGATATAATGGAAGTGCTTTGTTTTTATTCAAAATGTAATAAACCTATAACCTCAGAACAACAATCTAAAGGTATGAAATACTGTAGTGAAGAGTGTCGAAAACAAAAAGGTTATGATATGAATAAAAATATTTATGGTGATTTACAGAAAAACGGTGGTGGGGCTAGAACTATTATGTCTGATTCATCTATTAAGTATGACGAGATACTTGGTGGTTCAGCTATGGCTTTTGGTTCACTTGACGACTACCACATTGACGAAGATATACTGAGTGTGGCTATTTATAATCACGAACTTCAGCAAGAAGCTAAAATAGAACATGAGCTTTTAGTAATATATGACGGTTTTGAACAACTACAACTTTCCCATAAAGAACATTGTGGTGTGGGGTTAGCTACGGCAAGTTATCGTAGGCTAAAAGAAAAGAATGATAAAAAATACAAAGAGCGTTTAGAATACCATAAATACGCACAATGGAAACAAAATGACAAAAGAAAAAACAAAAAAACTAACTCCTAAACAAGAGAAGTATGCGCAAAACGTTGCCAAAGGCATGAAAAAGAAAGATGCTGCAGTTGACGCAGGGTACAGTGAGAAAAACGCTACACGTGCTGGGTATTTATTAGACTCAGAAGCTAACCCACTAGTTAAACAAAGAATAGGTGCATTACAAGAAAAAGCTGCAAATAAAGTTGAGCTTAACTTAGCTACCCATCTTACTGATCTGAGAGATATAAGAGAAGGTGCTGTACGTAATGGTGCATGGTCTGCTGCGGTAACTGCGGAAGTTGCTAGAGGTAAAGCAGCAGGACTTTATGTTAATCGTAGTGAGTTAACTGTCAATAGAGTTGACACTATGTCAAAAGAAGAAGTTTTAGAGCGTATGAAACAAATGTATTACGATACTGGCGGGATACTCCCAGCAGGTAAAATCATAGAAGGAGAAATAGAAAGTGAGTAAAGGTAGTAAAAGACGTCCAGAAGATACGAGCAAAATAAAAAATAACTGGGATAAAATATTCAAAAAGACACCGAAGATCAGTGACTTAGCAGATAAATTATTAGAGCGTTCCCTGCAAAGAACCGCTGACAAACTATTTAAAAAGGACAAATAATGGATAGATCAAAACCTTATAGAATTAAAAATACCATGTTAGCTATACAATCAGATTGGATGATTGATAAGACTACCTTGGCATTAATACAAGACTCAGAACCTGAAATTATAAAATTTCATTCAGGAGACGGTACTCAAGAATTAAAAATACCTTTACAAGAATATATAAAAGAAGAATTACCTGACGTTTACTCCGTGCCTTTATTTACGGAAGATTTTTGTGATATGATGCTTGACGAAATTAAAAACATCGAGCATTATTTAGGTTTTACCGAAAACGATGACGAAGATGAACTACGACAGATCCCTGAAGTAACTCTACAAGATAACATTCCACAACTTTCTGAAAATCTACACAGCGTGGTACTCAACCACATGAACCCTTTATTTACCGCAGTGTGGCAACGCTACAGTTTAAAAATAAATTCAATACAGTTAGCTAACTATAATCTAGCTAAAAGAGAACAAGGTGAGTGGCATCATGACGCTAGTGCTGATATAAGCGTAGTAGTGCCTTTAAATACTGGGGACTATGAAGGTGGAGGTACTGAGTTTCATGGTAGGGGAGTTGTACCCCCTTTACCCAGAGGTCATGCGTTATTCTTCCCTAGTTTTACACACATGCACCGTGGTCTAAAAGTGGGTAAAGGTGATAGATACTTATTGGTATTTTGGTTACTAGGAGCGTATGATTAGGCTTTACTATGGTAAGGATGTAAGGTTTAATTAGTTTAGTTAGTTAGTAACTAGTGCTAGTCTGTAACTGAATGCAGCGTAATTTCTAGCACAAAGTGTGGGCATCACTATAACTGCCCACCTTACTAGGAGCAATATGAAAGACAAAACTAAACTAAAATTAGTCAGTGATAACCCAAACTTGAAGACATACTATGTACCACTCACCACTATACACGTAGAGATGTACCCTGTCAAAGCCAATTCATTAGATGACGCAGTTGATAGAGCCAATAAAGGTTTAAGCGACGGCATAGTAAGAAAAGTAACCCTAGAAGAAAGCTTTACTAACGACGCATACAACTACCCCGACCCACCAACTACTGAGCTGTTTGCTAGACAAATAGACCACTTTGAACTCAATATAAAAGATTTTGACTATCCTATACCTAATAAAGGATCATAGTTATAGTTTACTTTTAATTAATTATATATAGGAGATATATATGGATGAAGAAACTAAAAAGGAGCTAGGAAAATCTTTAGCCCTTATAAATAAAGTAATGACCGCGAGTATGAATGACTCTAACGACATAGAAGGCAGTTTAGCTAACTATGGTGCTTTTATACAAATTAAGTTATGTGTAGAATCACATATTGAGCTTGCTGATGCTATTAATAATAGAGCGGAGGCTACTAATGGATAGTGCATGTAAACATGACTGGCGTAACGGTATAAAAATTAATTCACAGGGAGTACTAGAAAGTGTTATGGAGTGTGAGGAGTGTGGTGCTAGACATTACCTAGACTCACGTCAAAGACCTAAACACTTACAGCACTTACCCAGCGAGAGATACGAAAACTTAGTAAAACTGTTTTCATGATGTTTGGCTTTACTCACCGATCAACAGCTGTTCAGTAAGTATACGGCGAAATCGATCTAAGATGTGTGTGACACCAGAGAGTAAAGTCTTTTTAAAAAACAATTAGTCGTTTTTTAAATTTCATAATAATAACTGGTTAATCTTAGAAAACTTGCAAAGTCAGCCATCGGGTGCTAGGAAGTTATCCCGAGAAGTGACTCTAAACTACTAGACTTCCAAGTGGCTAGTGCTTAGTATTTATACTGAGCCAATGCCACACTTTTTCTCTTCACGAGGGTTAATTATATTTATCCGCTCGTTTGGTGGCGGATTAAGTTGTTGAAGTTCCTCGTGAGGGGCTCCATATTGACTTCATCATCACACCAAACACTTCATTTAAAACCTTTTGACTATGGTTTACTTTACTTTTGATGTACCCTATTATTACTCAGTAACTTTAATAACTAACCTTTTAAGGAGGGCAATAATATGACTAAAGCTACAGCAAAAAAACTTAACTCGGTGAAAAGCCAAGTAAGGATAGCCAAGACTACACCTAAAGTGAAGTTTGGTAAATTTCACCCTGATGCTAAATTAAAAGCAACAGGTAAAAAAGTGACCAGTGAGGACAATAACGCTAGAGTTAAGTCCGTGAATGGTAAAACAGTAAAAGAGGCATTAGCTGGTGGTTTGTATACTGCTACTGACCTTAATTACGATATCAATAAGATTAAAACCTTAGAGATTGTCAGTTGAAACACTTACGATGCGATAAATGTAGGGAGCCGATAGTCCCTACATTATTCGGTAAAAATAAAACAAAGGTGTGGACTAAATATACTTTACACCCTATGAAAACTATGACCATGTGTGTCTGTAAAGCTTGTTATAAAGAGGTTTACCCAAATAAAGATACTTTTGACGATGCTTTACCACTTAGCCCATCCAAGTAATACTATATGTATAGTTAATTAATAAAGGAGAAAACTATGAGTGAACCAAAAAAGTGTGTTATCTGTAAAGGTGACATAGAACAGAAAAAAACCCCAGAAGGTAAAGTGTACTGGGACTCAGGTGAAAACGCTGAGCCTTACGCAGAAGGTAGATGTTGTATTTTGTGTAACTTTATACATGTTATACCAGCAAGAATGGATATGATAGAACCATGAAGCCAGTATATAAAGAAATAGAAAAAGGCGTTTACGAAGACCAGAGAGGTAATCATTATTACGATGAAAAAGTACTCAGATACCGAGTATTTGAAAAACCTCTAGATGGACTTT